CGCAAATGGACGCCTAGGCGTTCAAGCCGAGGGCTCCGAAACAAAAATCGAGCTAAACATAATAAACGAATCCGGCCAACCCGTAGAAGCCAAAGAACGCTCTCGCAGAACAGACATGGGCAAAACTATTATGGACATAGTCCTCACTCGCGTAAGTAACAACACAGGCGGGGCTAAAAATGCCTTCAAAGCCGCGCTTTCAGGTTAGGAGTCAAAATGGCAAACTTTCCTTCTCTTAAAGCTCCAACTGCTTTTTCCGAATCTATACAGAAGAAACAGATAAAAACACCGTTTGAAAATGGATACGTGCAATCTCGGGCTATATGGACCCGCGCACGGCGAAAATTTTCTCTCTCATGGGATAACTTGCCATACGCGCAACTATATGGTACAGGTATGTTACTTGATCATTTCACGGGAAACGTTGGTGATACGTTCACTTTTACACATCCGCTCACGTCTGAGGCAGTTACTGCACGTTACTCAGACGATGAGCTTTCCTATGAAAGAACGAAAATCCCCGGTTATTACAAGGTGTCTCTTAACCTAGAGGAAGTGTAATGCTTACTTTACCTGATGCTCTTATACAGAAGTCAAATCAGCTAGGTGATAGCGATGCTTGGCTTTGGCTTTTGGAGGTTCAGCTTGCGTCTGGGACTGTCCGTTATGTATTGAATACGGAAGACATAATATGGAATGGTCGTGAATGGTATAAGTGTTATTTTATTATATCAGAGATAACAGAAGACGATAAGGCATCTCAGCCGAACCTTACAATCCAGATTCCTAATGTTGATCAGACAATTCAGAATGCTGTTGAAAACATAAATGGTGGTGTTGGTGCTACCGTTATTCTCCGACTCGTGCATAGCGGAAACTTGACAGAAATAAGCGTTCCGTCATACACATTCCAGATTACCGGCGCATCGTTAGACGGTGAGTGGGCAAACTTCACGCTAGGGGCTTCAACTGTTTACAATAAGCGCGTTCCGCAGAGGCGGTTGATAAAAAACTATTGCGCTTTCCGCTTCAAGGGCGAGCTTTGCGGATACACAGGGACGGCAACGTCTTGTGATAAAACGCTGGCTCGTTGCCGTGAGTTAGGTAACTCCTCACGTTTCGGCGGCTTTCCCGGAGTCGGCATCGGTAGAGGTTTCTATGCATAACTTTATCGGCATTCCTTATGAGGAAATGAACTGTTGGAAATTGGTGCGTTATTACTACGCTAAAGAGCTTTCCATTGAGCTTCCAACTTATCCTATAGAACCTGATGATACTTTTTATGTGGCGCGGACTATGGTACGTGCAGTTAAGTCTGGTGCATGGACGCGGCATGAACATCCTGTCAAACATGCAGTCGCCGTTTTCTGCACAAAGCCCGAATGCCGGGCCATAAATCACGTTGGCATCGTCATATCAAAAACTACATTCCTTCATACGTTCAAAGAACCACCAGCACACTCTCATATTGCCCGCCTTAATGAACAACCTTGGCAAGCCACACTACGAGGATTTTATACATGGAACAAGTAAGAGCTATATGGATTAAAGATCCTTTCTATCCGCAAGTTAAAGAAAACGTAGAAAGTTGTGACTTGCAATTTAGCGAGGGAATGACCGTTGGCGATGTTATTAGCAGGATGAATCCTGTTATGCCCGAGGGTTGTTCTTTTTTGGTGCGTGTAAACGGTGCTGAGAAGGGCGTTGATTTCTGCGTTTCAGCCTACGATGTTGTTATTTTCGTTATTATCCCTGAAGGCGGCGGAGACTTGCTTAAGTTAGTTGGAATGCTTGCTATTGTAGCATTATCTATTGCAGTGCCGCAGTTAGCTCCTGCTAGTTGGGGACTGATGGTTGATGGAGCATTAACACCATTAGGCATGGCAGTTAGCGGTGGCATAATGATCGGTGGCTCCATGCTCCTAAACGCCGTCCTCCCGCCGACAATGCCTGACGTAACTGGCTCTTCCGGCTCCCTTGATGAAAGTCCCACCTACGGTTGGACAGACGTTGGCAACATAGACGCGGAAGGAACGCCGCTTCCTTACATAGTTGGCTCAAAGCGTGTAACGCCGCCGCGCATAAATCAGTACATCGAAACAATCGACAATAAGCAATACCTTTACATGCTCTTTGCTCTCGCAAACGGTGAGATCGTAGCTGACAGCAATAACGTGTGGCTTAACAATACTGCACTTTACAATTCTGACGGTGTGCGCCAAATTGAAGGTGTTGAGATAGAAACACGCCCTGGAACAGCCAATCAAACAGCTATTCCTTGGTTTGACATAACGTGGTCTCAGCAAAACGTTAATTACACTCTCCCACGAGGCGCGACTAACGAGACAACCATAAACGCTGGCCTTACAACTGATGTTTGGTCTTCCATATATAATACAGGCTCCGCAACAGATAGTTTCAATGTTCTTATAGAAGCCCCTGACGGATTATGGACGCGGATAACTACATGTCATGAATCACCAAATGCTGGTTTAAGATGTTTTTCCAGAACAGTTGGTGATCCTGGCACATTAGAAATATCATATCGTGCACAAGGTTCTTCTACCTGGACTACTGTTTCTAAGGCTATTGAAGGCGAGTTAACAGGGCGTTCTTGGTTTGGTATGCCAGAAAGAGAGTCCATAGAGCAACCTTTTGTTAAGACATATACATTCGATGGTCTTGCGGCTAATACGTATGAAGTGCGTGTTAAGTTAACATCCACACATGATCAGCCTGTTCGATTCAAAAGCATAAATAGTTGTCCACTAACAGCCGTTAAAACAACAACTGGTAATTCAGTATCGGCTGTTGAAGCTGTTCTTGTTTTTAATGCTCTTTATTACATGAACGATAAAGGCAATCTGGAAAATACATCCGTTAAAATTGCTGCTGAATACTGTGTCCATGGAACATCAAACTGGAAGGGTGAAGTACGAGTAATTACACGAGCAACACAACAACCCGTTCGTATCAGCTTCATGTTCAAAGACCTGCCTGCGGCGCAGTATGATATGCGTGTTTATTATGTTGACGCGCCTGAGACGAGTACACGAATACAGAATCAAGCTGTATGGTCAATGATGCAAGAAGGTGTCAGCACTGAGGATTTTTCATACCCCGGAACGGCCCTTCTTGGCGTTAAAGCACTTGCAACAGATCAGTTTTCCGGTTCTCGCCCAACCGTCGAATATGAAATATCATCCCTTGTAAAGTATGGAACGGAAGATTTTATAGGCGGCAATCCAGCAAAAGAGACCGTGCGTTTTCTTCAACATTATGGCATTCCTGCGGAACGTATATCCTCTAACTTTGATGATTGGTCTGATTTCTGTGATAATCCTCCCGCAGAAGCATATAATGCATCGCAAACATACAGGAAAAACGAAACTTGTTCATACAATGGGCATACTTATTATTCCCTGCAAGCCGGTTTTTCCGGCCACGCGCCATCCGGCACGAATGAACCAAATGCTTACTGGCATCGTTTCGTTCTTTATGCTAATCTTTACATAGATCAAGGGCTGTCCTTCCGTCAGGCGCTTGATCAAATATCTCTCCCCGGACGAGGAAAAGTTGTCCAGCGCGGTGTCATGTGGGATGTTATGTGGGAACATGTTACAGACCGCGTTGACATCGTTACATCTGGGAATATGATTGAGAAGTCTTTCAAAGAGACTTTTCTTTCCAGTGAAGATTACGCTAACATATGCGAAGTAACATACTTTCCAGATGAAGCAGGACGTACAGTTGCGGAACTCCGGGCCCCAGATTTCGACTCAAGTGAACAGGATAAACCATCGTCTATCGTTCTTTACGGAGTAACAAACCGTATTCAAGCCCTTCAGCACGGTACGCTCGTTCTTAACTCCACGCGCCTTATGACCCGTGTTTGTTCATGGGAACAGTCAACGGATAGCATACGTTGGCAAGTCGGCGATGTTGTAGGTGTGCAGTCTAATCAGACCCCGTGGACACAGGGTGGGCGTTTAGTCAGCGCAACATCAACTGGATGTGTTATTGACCGCGCAGACTTGGCTGATTTAAGTGCGCCAAAGATCATTGTCCGGCACACCGACGGAACGATAGAGACACAAAATGTTGATACTATAACTGCCGATACACCGGAAACTGGGCAGTCCACAGTTGCCCTTGCAGGTACGTGGACAACAACGCCCGCACAGTTCGACATATATAATATAGGTCCAACAGAAGAAGTCATAAAAGACTTTCGGGTAAGCTCTATAACATCTGCCTCTGACGTAACCCGTGAAATAACGGCCATTGAGTACAACGAAGATATTTACGCTGCTGATACTGTTCTTGTAGTAGAAGCATCTGAGTACGGGTTCATAAAACTTGAGAATCTAAATCTTGTTCCTTCCTTCATAAAGAACGCTGACGGCTCAACGCAACTTTGCGTTTATGCCGAATGGGAAGGATCATCACCGACAGATTTTCGTGTAGCTTGTTGGAAAGCTGATCCTGATACTAATAGAATTGAAAATCTTTTGGAACGTTCAGAGACACCTGAGAATCAATACCTTTTCAAAGTTAACACTGGTGGATACTATAAAGTACGTGTAATTGCAGACACAAAAAATCAGCATATGCAAAGTCTTTTTGGCTTTGTTACTGTTACAACAGAAAACGCCGTTTTAGCCCCGAACGCAGATCAGTTTATAGTAGGCAACCCGAACGATCCTGATGATAACCTTACGCCCGTTATCGTTGACCCTGAAACGGGCCTTGTTAAAATTGATGGGCAGCATATCGCCGTTGGTTCTATTCGTGCTGAATCTATCAATGTGGATGACCTTGTTGTAAACGGCCTTGCTACTATGGCCGATGCGTGGATTACCGGGGATTTAATCGTTGACGGCACGATAGACGCATCACACATAGAGGCATACTCTATAACA